GCCATGTCAGGCGCAATTGCGCAGCCTTTTATGTGCGTCGGAGCGGTAATATCACAGGCCGTTGCCTGCTGTCCAGCCGTTTGTCGTAGTACCGCGTGGTGCGCTGGCACTGTGGACACCGCGCCGTGCAGGTGTAAGCCCCCCGCATTTCGACCAGCGGCGCGCCACAGTGGCTGCACCGTACCATGTCAGTCGGCCTCTGTTGCATCGGCCTCCGTGCTGTACTCAATAGTGCAACGGCACTGCACCTGGCACTCGGTATCGCCAATTGGCGTTATGTCCTCAATGGGCACCCAGCCTGCATCGGCCAGGTCGGGGCAGTCCTGGCAATGTTCGGCCCCGTCGTCCAGTATGCGGCGCGCCAGGGTTGCGCCCGCGTCACGTTTGGCCACCGCGTCCAAATTTTGGTAGGTGCTGTAACCAGCCTCTGCATACTGGCCAGCCCTTGCCACCAACTGGGCATCGCTAACCTGGTCGCGCGCAATGTCAGCACCAAAGCCCAGCATGTAGTCGTTTTGGCGGGCCACGACGTTGCCCACCCGCCCCCAGTCGCCCAATGTCATTTGCTCTTTACCGCCCTTTGCCAACACGCCCATAGTGCGGTGCAGTTGTTTAATTTCCTCGCGCATGCCCAATTCAAACTCGGCCCCGCTAATGGTGCCCGCCGCCTTGGCGCGCGCCAGGTCCTGCATACGCTCCTTGGCGCCCGCGCCAATGTCGCGCACCCAGCGGTTAACCGTTTGGATGCTAACTAACCGTTCGGTTTCGGTACTTACGTAGCGGTGGCGGGTGGTGTCCCACAGGAAGAACACGCCAGCAGCCAGGGCGGCCTTTAGCAGCCTATGGCGTTCCTCAGGCTGCATGTCCTGCAGTGGCTGGTCCTCTGTGTCGTCCACCTGCGTGTTTTGCAATAGGTCAGGCATCGGTTTCGTCACTGGTAATTTCCAGCCGTTGGGCCTGCTCACATTGGCCCTCGTCAATGTCCACGCCCACCGCCACCATGCCCAGGTAGTTGGCCCAGGCCAGGGCACTGCCACGCCCGCAAAAGGGGTCAGTCACAGTTTGCACGCCACGGTTAGCCAGGTAGGTGCAGGCCAATTTGCAGGCCCCGTAGCCCGTGGCGTTTGGGTAGGTCATATGCCCCGCGTCTATAACGTCGGGCAAGGTCGTTTGGCCGTTATGCGTGCGCCGACTTATGCACAGCATGTGGCTGTAGGTCGGGCGGTACAGGTCGACCACGCCCACCCTGCGCCGCAATACAATTTTGTGCCATACCAGGTTTAGGTGGCGGCCCTTGGCGGCGTCCATCACCAGGTGCGCCTTGCTAATGACACCGCCCCCCATGCGGCGGTCAGTTTGGTAGAAGATGGCGTAGCCGTCGGGCTGCAGGGCGTCCAGGCAGGCGTCCAGGTAGTTGTCAAACCAAATGCGGTACTGGAAGGCATCGTTTATGTCGACTTCCTGGGCGTCGGGCAGCCCCGTAAATATAGCCTCCACCTGCTGGTGGTGCTGGTCCAGGTAGTCGGCGGCATCTTTGCAGTAGACGTAGCGCGCCACAGGGGGCCGTCCTGGGGCTATTAGGGGGTCAGGCTGCGTTTTTAGGTTGGGGTCCTCGTCCTGCATCGTGCTCCTGGGCGTGGCACCAACGGCACAACACCCTTAAATCGCCGTCCCACTCCCGACCCAGCCTTGCGTAGGTCAGGTGGTGTACTTGTAGGCCATAGGGCCTTTGGCACCGCTCGCACTTGTAGCCCGCCAAGGCCAGGCTGCGCCAACGGCGTACCTGCCACGCTGCACTGTGCAGGTACAGGCGGTATTCGGGGCTATGGGTGCGCCTTGGCATCTAACACGCCCTGGGCGTCCACTGGGGCCACCCGTTCAAACCACGCATCTAACTGATCCAGGTCGTGCTGGCCTGGCCCGACATTGCCCAGGGCCTTCTTGTCGGCGCCCTTTAGGCTGCCAAAGGCCACAGGTGCTGCAGGCGCGCCCGCCTTCGGGCTGTATATTTCGTCGTCGGGTTCGCTTTGTTTGTCCAGGTCGGCGCGGGCCTCACTGCGTTTTAGTATGCCCCCCACATAAGCCTCCGTGGTGCGTTTGTACAGGTCGTTTTCGTTGTCACGCAGTGCCGTTATTTCCGACAACTCAAACTCCACCCAGTAGTCGTCCACGTTGTCGGTGGGTGCTATAAAGTCCAGCAGCAACTGCTCGCGCAACACGCTGGCAATTATGTTTAGGGTTGGCACCACGCACTGCTCCCACGCCAGGCGTTCAGCGGTTTCAATGTTGCTGTAGGTGGCACGGTCCAGGTGCGACCCATAGCCCAGCACTGCGCCAGGTATGCCCAGCACCGCCGCCACCCTTTCCTCCGGTATGCGCCTGGCCTTGTCTACCGCCAGGTCGTCGGGCGACAGGCCCATCATTGTGATCTTTACGGGGCGTTCAAAGGCCAGCACCTTGCCAGCGTTTGCGCCCGTGGTGCCTTCCATTGCCTCGCGTTTCATCACCTCGGGTTTTAGCTGGTACATGCCCGTCGGGTCGGGTTCGGGGCTAATGCAGTAAGGGGGCACGCCAAAGTTTTCGGTTAGGGCGCGGGTGTACTTTGTCAGGGCTTCGTCGGCCAGTACTTCCAGCCACAGGCTGTCTATGGGTGCCAGGCCCAGGCGCGGGTCGGCGGGGTCCAGGGCGTGCCTAAAGTGTATTAGGTCCTGGGGCAGTATCTGTTCCTCGCGGCCTTGCGGGTCCACGTAGGTGTAGTAGCTAATGAATTCCTCGCCACCCTGCACCGTGTACACCTTTACGTTGCCACTGTCCAACGGCCACAGTTGCTGCACCTGGCCTGTAACCTTGTTGCGTGACTTAAACCAGTAGACATTGCCGTAGACGATCCACTTATAGGCGAAGTCCTGAATGAGTAGTTCGCCTGTCATATACGGGTTCGGCCTGGCCAGCAGGTCCAGCAGCGGGTGGTCCGCTATGGGCGTGTAGGTGTCGTCGGGCTGCAGTTGCATTACCTGGGGCGGCGGCTCCGTTAGCACCGTGCCCAGCCAGTTAATGGGGGCCATCATTAGGCTGCTTTGGGTCACGTTGCGGCGTTCGGTCAGGCTAATGGCCCCGCGTTGGTCGGGCCAGTTGGGCCAAAAAATTTGGGCCTGCACGCTGTTAGGGTAGGCCGTGGGCCATTGGACCTGCTGCCCCTGTGGGTTTAGCCAGGTCAGGCCTTTGCGTAGTACGTCACGTAATGCCATAGGGTCACCTCCGAACTGGCGAAATTAAACACATGCGCCAGGCCAGGGCGCGGGCTATTACTGTGTCGTCGTGGCAACCGTCGGCGGCCTGGTAGTGCGGGCGGTTAGTGGCGGGCGAAATCTTACACTCGAAACTTTCAAGCTCTGCCGTTGCCCAGGGCAGGTCCAGCCACCGCCCCTCTTTGCGCTCAAACGCCAGGGCCAAACTTTGTATCAGTGCAGGTTTGGTGGTGCCGCTGGTAATAAAGCCCTGCACGTTGCAGCCTGCGTCCAGTAGGGCCTCGACGTTGGGCGCGCCAATGCTGTTTAGCTCCGCCAGCATTTCGGCCTGCCACCTGTCGGCCAGTATTTTTATGCGGTCACGCTGTTGCTGCCAGGGCAGGCGTATGTGTCGGTCAAGTGCCACCTCCGTGTGGCAGTCGGCGCAAAACACCGACAGCACCGTGGCGTCCACTTGCTGCCCCCAGTCCAGGCCCGCAACTATGCGGTGGCCTGCGTGGTCTAAGGGGTCACTGTCGGCGGGTGCTGTCAGACAATCATTAAAGCCCCTAAACACCGTGGCGTCACTTTCTAAAAACTCGGCTTCAAGCTCCTGTTTACGGGCGGCCTCTGTCAGGTCGTCGGCCAGGTCGTCAATGGCGGCGGTCACCAGGTACGGGTTTTGGTAGGTCGTAAAGTGGAAGGCCTGCCAACGGCCCGTGGTGTCCTGGCGCGCCTTGTCGTACAGGTCACGGAAGGCACCACGGGGGCGGGGGCTGCTTAACATATACGCAGTGCCGTCGTTGTCTATAAGCATCGGGCCAACGGCCTCCCAAATGTCAGGCGCAAGTAATGCGCATTCGTCCAACACCAGGAAGTCGCAATAGTCGCCCCGCAAGGCGTCGGGGTTGCTGGCAGTCTTAACACGTATCTGGCCCCCTGACTGTGCGCAGGTCAGTATGCGCCGTGACTCGTTGCGTTTTAGCACCTGGGCCGTTATGGCGTCCTGGCACCACACGGTAACCTTTGACCAGAAGGCATCGGCCTGGTCCTGCGTTGCGCTGCATAGCAGTATGCGCTGGCCGTCAAACAGGCGTTCAACCGACTCAATGGCCGCCAACGTTGTTTTGCCACCGCGTCGACCTGCACAAATAACCTTACGTTTTGCCTGACTTGCCCGTATCGCTACCTGCTGGTCGTGCGGGTTTGGCAGGTTTATGTCTATCTCCATCGGTATGCTTTATGTTTACTACCACCTCTGACTGGCCCTGCTCGCGTGGCGCCCAACGGTCAGGGTGTCGACGGGCCAGCATTGTGGCAGCGGCGCGCCAGTCGTGCGGAAATTGCGCGCGCCAAAACGTCAATGCAGCAAGCTCTGCCTGGGCCTCGGCCTGCTGTACCGCCACAAAGAAATCGAAATATTCACCACTGGTTTCTTTGCGCCCTTTGGCCATCCAGTAGTGGAAGGTGGCATCGTGTATGCCCGCATAAGTGCAGGCACTGGTGAAGTACATGCCCTGGCGTATAGCCGTTAGCAGGCGGTCCACCACATCGGGTGTTAGCTTGCTGGGGCGTCCTCTGCCGTTGGTGCCGTTGCCGTTTTGTGCCATTACGCATCGCTGGGCTTCTGGAAAACCAACACAGGCTCCGTGCCTATTTCTTGCGCCCCGCGCCCAAAACGGTAATGCAGTTGGAATTCTTCGGTTCGTACATACGCAAACCCAGCCTTTACGGCGGCCTGCATAGTCCAGTCAATCATTGGCACCTTCTCAGGGCCGTGTTTGTAGTCCATCACATTCAGCACCGCATACCTGCCAGGTTTTAGGGCAGCGTATTGCAGGCGCAGCATCGGTTCCAGGAACCCCGCCCGCCAGGTGTCGGCGGTGGTGTAGCGCACGTCACTCTGCGTCGGCTCGTCACAATAACGCTCACGGGCAAAGTAAGGTGGGCTGGTAAACGCAAAGTCTGCACGGCCTGCCAGCACGTGCGGGTACATGTCCTCGGCGGCCTCACAGTAAAGCTCCACACGGTCACTGTAGCCCAGGTCGGCGGCCATACGCAGGTTGGCGGCGTGCGTTGCAGTCGACGGGTCTATGCCAATGTAACGGCCACGGGGGCAGGCGGCCATAAAGCCCACCAGGCGGCCACCGTACCCTGTCGACGTGTCCAACACCACGCTGTCGGGCTGGCAGTAGCCACGGTAGAACATTGCGGCAAACCCTGGGCGGAAGTTGGTCGGCGGCGCGGTGCCAGTAAGGGACAGGGCCGTAAAGTAATGGTCCGGTATACCGTCGCCCACGTCCAGGCTAACACGCAGGGCCTTACGCAACAGGCGGTCATCGTTGAACACGTCCAGGGTGGGTTTGGCGTGGCCCGTGCGGGCGGTGTAGCGGTGCGTGTGGTAGGTGTCGGCCACCTGGTAACCCGTGCTGGTATGCGCCAGTTGGTCTATGCCCATTTGGGCCAGTTCGTTTAGCTCCTGCATACAAACGTGCAGTGGCTGGTGGCGGTAAGGGAAGCCCGTTTTGCGGAACCAGTCAAAGGCCGCGTCTATTACCTGGTCGTCGGTGTAGATGATGCTGGGCGGCGTACCCTGGCGCACGGCCACGCCTGCAGCGGTCAGGGCTTTGGTAAACATGCGGGCCAGGTCGGCGTTTTCGTTTTCAATGGCATCGGTCAGGGCCTTCAGCATGTCGCCGTCGGTTTTGGCCATTGCGCCCAGCGGGTCCAGGGTGGCCAGCACGAAGTCTGCTTCTTCGTCGTCCAGGTCGACTATTAGCACGGGCACTTCTGCGTCGGGCGTAGTGGCTGCACGCAGGTGACCGTCCAGCAGCAGCAACTGCCCGTCCACCTCGCGTGCTATTAAGGCGTCGGCGTAGCCCACTTTGGCCAGGGCGCCACGCAGGGCCTGCACCTGGAATTGCGGGTGCCGCCGCCAGTTCTTAGGGTTCTCTACCAGGTCGCCCGCCCGCACGTGGCGCAGTTCTTTGACACGGGAACGCGGGGTTAGGGTCGGGGCGGGGGCGTCGGGTTTAGGTGTTGCTGCCATTACAATCCGTAAGACATAGCCTCATAGGCCAGGTAGCCAATAAACAAACAAACGGCCAGCCAGGCCAGGTAGTAGACGCACAGGGCGATCGTTTTAAGTCTTTCATTCAATGCGCCACGGGTGCAACAACGTAGGCGGTGGCTGGGTCACCTGTTGCAGCAGGTCGGCGTAAACGGCCAGTTTAGCGGCGTGGGTTTCCAACCTGGTCAGGTCCACGTCGGTAACTGCGTGCGTGGCCGCCAGGTCGGTGGCCAGGGTGCGCACCACCTGCACCTCACTTTGCAGGCGGTCCATCACGCTGCGTATCACTTCTGTTTTTTGCTCGGTGGTCGTTGTCACGGCACCTTGCGCCCCGTGTCGTCGGGGTCCTTACTAGCGCGGTCGTCCTCGTCCTTGTGCGCCCAGATGATTATCAGTTTGACAAAGATCATAACGGCGACCAGGCCGCCGCCGAAGATCAGTAGCACCACCAGCCAGTCACGCCAAGGGTGTTCGCCGTTCATTTACGCTTTCTGTACCGCACCCTGCGCTCGCGCCAGATATAGAAACGCACTGCTGTGGCGGCAATGACCAACAGCAGTGCATAGGCGGCCAGCAGTACCAGGGCATTACGCCACGGGAACACACTGGTTAGGTGGTGATCTTCAGCAGAGCAACGTCCTCGCCCCCTGCGTAGTCGGTGCCGTTTTTGCTAATGGCGTACACCCCTGCCTCCCAGTCGGCCAATGCGAAGGACCCCGCTGCACCTGCTGGGTAGGCCTTGGCGGCGGCAAAGTCTAAATCTTCCTGGGTAATGGCGTTGGCCCCGCCGCTGTTAAAGCCCAGTTTGTTTATTTCGCTGTCGTAGTCCTGGGCCTGTTTCAGGGTGTTAACCAGTTGGGTGGCCAGGCCGCGCCCGCTAGTGATGTAACTGGTTTTCTTTGGGTTCTCTGGCATGGCGTCCTTTCGGGGTTAAGGGTTACTTCTTTGGTTGGCCAGTCGGGGGCAAGCCAGCATCGGGTTGGCCTGGGCTGCCTGGCTTCCCACCTGGCACGGGTTGGCCGCTGATGTGGCCAGGCTGCCCACCAGGCACTGGTTGGCCACTAATGTGGCCTTGCCCTGGTAGGCCCTGGTCGGGGCGGTCAGGTCGACCACCAGGCAATGAGTTGTCAATGCTGCCCCCACCTGGCAGGCCCTGGTCAGGGTGGGCGCCGCTGGGCAGGTCGTGGCCTGGCGTTGCGCCCGTCGGCGGTGGCGTGCCCGCTGTCGGCGGGTGGGCCACCTGTTGGGCCTGCTGTGCCGTGTAGGCTACGCTCTTGGCACAGTCCTCTGCCTGTTTTGCCAGGTCTTCCAGTTCGTGTTTGGCAGCGGTGCCTTTGACGGCGGCCTGTTTAAGGGCCTGGGCTATTTCTTTTTGGCGGCCAGCAATGTACTCCAAGTCCTGGGCAATTGCCTTTGTGCCCGCCTGTATGGTGTTTAGTGACTGTTGCATATCGCCCATAAGTTACTCCTTTACGATGTTGGTGCTGTTAGTTGTATGTACCAAACGCTAATGCGCACTGCACCAGCGGTGGGCGTGCCTGTCGTGGTCACGCGAACTTTGGCGGCGGCCACTTGTTGTTGGCCCTGGCCAGCGGCGGTACGTGTTGCCACCCACATGTTGGTGCCTATTGCGGTGGTGCCCGAGGTTAGGGCGGTGCCTGTTGCCAGGAACCTGTCGGCCACAGTTGCATCGCCAACGGTAAAGGCCGTTGCTGTGGCTATGGTCGTGGTAACACGTATTTCAATGGCCAGGATGATCGAGTTTGCGGGCAGCAGGTTGGCGGCGGTGTCGGTTGTCACGCCAGCAGTGGACAGCGTTAGCAACTCGGTGGACATTAGGATGGCGGCGTTGCTGCCATTAGCGCCGACGGCGGCAAACTTGGCATCAAGTTGCTGTTTAGGCACCGCGTGCAGGGCACTGGTGGCGTTGCCGCTAAGGGTCAGCAGGCCCGACATTGTGTCACCAGCCTTTAGCACCTTGCCGTCACAGTATTGCTTGGTGGCAACAGCCATGGCCGTTGCGGGGTCCTGGGATACAGTGACATCCCCGTTATTCAGAACCTGAAAAACGATGGTGCCCCCCACTGTGCAAGAAAAGAAGCTGGTGAGCGCACCCGCATAACCAAACACCCGAATTGCAGGAAATAATGTGCCTGTTGAAAAATGGCTGAACATCCGCATCGCAGGCATGTCAAGCGCGCCACCATCCTGATAACTGCGCCACACAAAGTCGCCGTAGTTAATCTGGTATGCGGTGCCTTGGCTATTGGCGTTTATAGATGTGGTGTCAGCCGCAAAATTAACTGACGCGTTCAGAGCATTGGTAAACGACATACACCAGTCAGGCAAAACAGCGGACACCGAAAGGCGCGTGCGCGAGTCTATGGCCTGATTGACGGCAACACGATTGATGACGGAAAGGCCACCAGAATTGATGTAGGCGGCGTCCACACCGCCGTTTCTAAATACAGTCGTGCCTACTGTTGACTCCACTCTGATGTGGCCAATGGGGGCCAGCACGCACAAATCGTTGACTGATGATGTGCTAATGAACGCGCCTGCCTGCCGCGCCACGCCGACATAAGCAAGGGCGGTACCTACGCCATCAGTCAAATTAAGAAACGGCGACCCTGTGCCAAGTGCGGAACAAAGAGTCAAGCCGCCGTCGGTTGGGTGCGTGATGACGACCTGCTTTGCGAAAGTATGCAGGCCAGTCCACGCATAATTCGCAGCGAGATCGACACTGCCAGAACCGCCTGCGTGCGCATCGACGTATTGCTTCGTTGCAACGCCGAGCGGGATTGTGGGGTCGCGTGACACCGCAACATCGCCGTTAGTGCCCACTGCAAACAAGGTCGTGTTGGGTGCATTTCCAAGTTGGACCACGAAGCAGGAGTTCGCATCGGCGGTGTAGCCAAACACGTATAGTGAGCGTTTGGCGGGCAGGGTGCCAATGTCAAAAAACGCCGCCCGTGTTTCAGGTAGTGCGCCTGGCGTGCCGTCGTGGTTGCCGATGATTAGGTCGCCGTATGAGGACAGGTAGGCGCGCCCACGTCCACGCGAGTTGGGCATGCTGCCAGCGGTGGCGCACTGGAAGTACACCGCCCCGTCGGTGTTGTTTGTAAACTCAAAAACAAACTCACTAACGGTAGTCGACAGCACATGCACCTGTGCATAGGCCTTTGGCGAGTCGCCAACACCGAGACGTGTTGTTGCGAGGTTGCCGTTGAAGGTGCCTTGCTGGGTCCACGTATGCAGGCCCGTCCACGGGTAATTGGCGGCCAGGTCGACGCTGGCCGCACCAGCGGTGGCCCAGGTGCCTGCAGCGGTCAGGAACTGCGAAGCACTGGCGGTGGCAGGTTTGGGCACCAGGCCGTTGGCGGCGGTGGAGAAAACAGGAATGGTTGCCACCTTGCCGTCCACGTATTGCTTTGTTGCGGCCTCCAACGGTGCGGCGGGGTCCTGCCCCAGCGTTAGTAGCCAGCCTGCGCCGACGTAGAGGGAAACCTGAAAGTCCCAACGGTAGGCACTGACCAACACCGAGCCACCCGAGTACAGTCCGCTGCGCCCTGGCCCGCTAAACAGGAAGTACCCTTCGCGTTCCAGTGTCGGTATGTGGTTTATTGAGTCGTAAGAGAACCACCGTTGGGCGGTGCCTGCGTTGTCGGTTGCGTTAATGCCAACTTGCTGACCCAGGGTCAGGCTGGCCGTGCCAGTCAGGCCTTGCGTGGTGTTGTTGGTCAGGCGCAGGTTGCCGTAAATGTCTACGTGGGTGTTGTACACCCAGGCGTTGGAGGCGGCAACGACAGTACCTACAGCGGGCCAGGTGCCAGTGCCAACGACGAACTGTATTAGCGACAGGTAGCCACCACTGCCCCCGTTGGCGTCACTGAGTGGCCCCACATAGGTGTAGTTGGTGCTGGGGCTATGGTGCAGTATTTGGGTGTCGACACCGTTTGAGTACTTGCTGTGAATGGACCCTGTGGAGGTCAGCAGGGTTAGGGGCTTAGTCCACGAATGGTTGCCTGTCCACGGGTAGTCTGCAGCCAGGTTAACGCCGCCACTGGCTATTGCGGCGTCCACGTAGCCTTTGGTGGCGGCCTGCAGTGGCAGTGTTGGGGCAGCGGGCAGGGTCACGGGTCCGGTAAACAACGCAGGGCCGTAGCAGTGCAGGGCGTTGGCGAAACTCCAAACACGTGCATTGGTTGCCCAAATAGTAACGGCGGCCACGGCGTTGTCGGGCGTGGCCTTTGGGGCGTTGAAGTAATGGCGGCCACTGCCGTACAGGCGATAACTGTCCTGCTGCTGATAGCTGCTGTCGAAGGCGGAGTAGTGCAGCAGGGCCGTGGTGTCACCTGGCGGCGGGGCCGACAGGCCAAACTCCACCTCGGTTGGGTGCAGGAACTGCGTATGCGCTGCCGTGATGTTGGCGGAAATTTGGACACTTTGCCCGCTGATTTTGATTTCGTTGGGCGAGTACAGTTGCAGCAGGCCCGTGGCGGCGATGCTTAACAGGCCGTCGTAGATGGGATCGCCAATAGTGGCCGATTGCACATAATTCGTATAAAGGAATTTCTTGTTAACGAACTTGTGCGTGCCCGTCCACGTGTAATCGGCGGCGGTGTCCAGTGGCGGTGGCAGCGGTATGGCGGCGATTGAATCGTCCACGTAAGTGCGCACCAGGTCCACGTAGTTTTTGGTGGCCGCGTGGTAGGTGGCCAGCGGGTTGCCCACCAGGGTTAAGTAGCCAGTCATTGTGGCCCCAGCCAGGGGCACGTAGTTGGCCAGGTTAGTGCCGCCTGCGTCGAAGCGTACCCAGTCGGCGGCGGTCAGGTAGCCGTCACTGTCGGCGGTGGCCTGACTGATGGACAGTATGTTCGCGGCGTAGTGCAGCGGGGGCTGGACGACAAAGGCCTGGGCCTCTGGCGGTGGCACAAGTATCGGCGCAAGTTCGCCTGTTGGCGCAGCAGGCACGGCAAACGGAATACCGCCGTTGCAGTCCCAAAGTGTGGTGGCGCGGGCAACAATGTGGGCAGTGGCTAGTTGGGGCAGGGTGAAGCGGTAGGTGCCAGTGGCATCTGTCAGGGTGGATTCTGGAATGAGGGTTATGGGGTTGCCGTTTACGTCGTCGACACGTTTAAGCGTAACCAGCACGTCCTGCGCGGGTCCGCCGCTGGTGTCGTAGATGTAGCCGTATGCGTCACACTGTGGTAAGGCAGCCATAGGGCGTTACAAAGTTTACGGTCAGGTGGTCGGCGGGAGTTTATTCCTGGTCGGCGCAAAGTGCAAACAAAAAGGGCGCGGGTGCTGACCGCACGCCCTTGTCCAGGTGTTGGTGTTGTTGCATCAGGGCACCCACGTTGGCACAAAAAGGGCGGGCGGTCAAAGGGTGGGCCGCCCGCCAGAGTGCCCATTCCAGCAGAAGTAAATCAAACGTCCACCAGGCCGTGGCCTGGCAGGTCGCCCAGTACGCGGGCGCGGTGTTCGGCGTTCATTGCCTGGAAGGCACTAAGGGCACAGGTGGCGAAGCGCAACACAGCATCGGCCTCCGTTCTTTCGTCGTCGTCCCACGCCTGTTGTATGTGGGTGGCTATGGCGGCCAGGTGGTCCAGCAGGGGCTGCACGTCGGTTAGCTCGCGTGGCGGTATGTCGCCCTGGGTGGACGGCGTACCGTAAAAGAATTTCTTTTTTGGTACTTTCATTGTGTAGACCACTGGGTAGTCGTCGTTTAATTTCATATTTCTAGAATGGTGGTAATAGCCTGGTCAGGGTGTCCAGCACGTCCTGCAGGGTGGCGGTGTCGTCCTGGTACTGTTGGCAAAAGGGGGCCTGGTCGTAGGCTGCAGCCAGCACGGGGTCCTGTGCTGTCAGGCGGTCGACGGCGGCCTGGGTAGCGGTGCGGCGTTCAATCTCGCGGGTCACCACGTCGACTTGTCGTTTCAAACTTTCAAGGTCGGGCATAGGTTTACTCCAAACGCCTTCCAGCCATCTGTCGTGCAGTTGGTAGGGGCTGGGCATTAGTCGGCGGCCTCCTGGTGGCCCTGGTACAGCAGGGACACCCAAATAAGTTTAGGGTTGCGGTGGCCGACCAGGCGCAGGGTAGGGTCATAGCGTCGGGGGTTAGACGCACGGCACCAGCGGGCCTTGGCGGCGGCCAGTATGCGTGCCCCCATTGCGCGGCGGTCATTGGCGGTAATTTGCAAACCCAGGTTGCGCTGCAGGTCGGTGTACCTGCGCCACACTTCGTCTGTGGTCCACTCGCGGTAGTTCAGGCAAACCCAGCGTATAACGTCGTCGGCCAGGGCCTTCCACTCGTCCTGGGCGCCGTCGTCGGCGTTGTCAATGGCGGCCTGGGTTACGGCGCGGGTTTGGGCAGGCGTGCCAAACAGGTCAGGCTGGTAGGGTTTAGTTTTCGCTTTCACGTGTTGTCCTTGTCGTACAGGCTGCGCGCAGCGGGCGGCACCAGGCGCAGCAGGTTTTTAACTTCGCGGCGCAGGCGGGTGTTTTCAGTGCTGACCCTGCCCACCTCGTCAATGGCCTCCTGCATCAGTTCGGTGCGCCGCTGCAGGGTGGCGTCCACCAGGTCAAAGCGGGCGGTTAGCTTGTTGTAGGCAATGCTAACCAGCACCACGCCGACGCAAAAGCCCAGGGCCGCACCGTACCAGAACATCAGGTGGCGTCCTTGATGCGCATACGGTGGTTTAGCTTGCGCGCGGTAATTTCGGCGGCCTCCTGGCTAGGGTGTCGTGACACGACCAGGCGGCCAAACTGGACCACCCACGGCAAGTGTGGCGTGGTGTAGTTGTCCTGGTTAACCACGCACTTTGCGGGCGTTGCCGTTTTGGGTTTGGGGCTTTCGGTTTTCGTTCGCATAGAGTGCCCTCCTTTCGGCACCACGTAGCGTGTGGCAGTCACAATTGCACTGGGCTGGTGGCAACTCGCCCAGCACCATGTTGCCCAGGCCCAGGTAGCTGCCTTTGCAGTCACGGTGGTAGCCCGTGCGGCAAGGCAAAAACAGGTAGCTAATCGGGTCGGTTCGTGCGCGGTTCTGTGGCGTCCAGGGCAACGTCGGCCTCCTGTTCGATGTAAACGGCCAGGGCCTGCAGTTCGCTTTCGTCCTGCACCGCCCAGTACACGGTGCGTATAACGTGTTCCAAGTGGGCCACCCGTTTGCGTAGGGTCTCGGTTTCGGTCACCTGCCCGCCTTGTCATACAGCCACGGTTTACAGGTCGGGCAGGTGCATGGGTATTTCATAACAGCCTCCAACGTTTGCGGCAACCACACGCCCTTGTCGTTGCGTGCCCAGGCTGGCGGGCGCAGCGGGTCGGCCTTGCGTTGTTTGTCGGCGGCGTTTAAACAGCCACAGGCGCGCACCTGCACCGCCGCCCTGCGCATAGTTGGGCAGGCTATTTCAAACCTCTGCCAGCCCTCGCCGTCACATAGGCCGCATTCCTCATTCATCGTCGTGCCCCCCTAACGCGGTGCCCAGCAGGTCACCCAGTGGGGTCATACCGCTACTGGACCCCGCGCCCTTGGCGGCCCGTTTAGCTTCCAGCCACTTTGCCCAGTACTCGTATTCGGCCTGGTTTTCTTCGGGGGTCAGTATGCGGTGCATTTCGTCGTAGTCGTCCACAGGGCCAGGCACGTAGCCAGGGCGCACGCCTGTGCCGCGTGGCGGGGGCGGCGTGGTAGCCCTGCGCTGCTGGGCCTGCTGGTCAAAGAACCGTTCGCGGCTCAGTTCTTCGTAGGCCACCCGTATGGCCGTTGGGGTTATGTTGCGGTCATCGTTGGACAGCCTGGCCGCCCGCGTAAAGGCCGCGTCCAGGTCGTCGGTGGGCACGTCGGCCAGCACCCGCCCCCAGGCCGACAAATGCACCTGCATTTCGGCATCATCGCAAAAGGGTAAGCCCCGTAAAGTCCTGCCCTCCTGTATCATCGCTGCCAGCCTCAGTTGCCGCACGTCGGGCAATGCCTGCGAATGAGGCAAGTAGCCTTTGGGAGTTTGCCGTAAGAGGGGCCTGTCGTTCTTGTCGTTGTAGTCCGCCATTGTCGTTATCTCCTTGTCTAATAAACATTTCCACGTGTTCTGCGTCACGGCATATCAGGGCTATACCGTCGTAAAATTTGCCGTCGGGGTTGCCGCCCTGGTGCCAGGGCGACCTGGCGCAGCCAGTAATGGCGGCCTTTAGCTGGTCTAGGGTAAAACCCTCTTTTAGGCGGTCCGACACCACCCGCAGGCGTTTGCGGTCCAGAATCGCCCGTGGGTGCTGCAACGTCTCCCGCCAAAACTCAAACGCCAGGCGTGCGTCTATGGCCACCTGGTTGTCCTGCTTCCTGCGTAAATCTGCGCCCCCAACCTCGACCCCAGGCAGCAACGCCGTGGACGTTGCCGCAGGCAACTCCACATGTCTTAGTTCTTCTTGGTTCATATGGGCTGGTTCATGGGCTGGTTCAGTCCTTATATGCGCATGTCCAATTTGGCACCCTTCCAGGGGTTGTTTTGTCACCCCCCCAGGGGTTAATTTGTCACCCTTGTGGGGTTTTGTGGGGGTTAACTTGTCACCCACGGTGGGTGTTCTTTTGCCCCCCACAGTGGGTGGTGCCTGGTGTATGTCGGCGGGCAGGCCGTGGAACCCAAAAAGGGGCACCGTGGTAGGCGTGCGGTGCCCGTCGTCGGGGGGGTCCAGGCGTACCCACCCAGCCACCACTAATTCCTTGCGCCACCGCACCACTTGCCGTTTGTCGACACCCAGGGCGGCGGCGGTGGTTTGCAGGCTGGGCCAACAAACACCCGTGGCCTTGCCCCGTAGTTTGCATAAATAGCCGTAGTAATACCTGGCCCCAAATGTCACGTGTTTAGCTGCTGACTCCCATAGCTCATCAGGTACAAACGCCATTACACCCTTTGCCCTTTCCTGGCACGTCGTGCCCCCATTGCCTGCATTTAACTTGACACCCCGTTGCCGTTTGCAGACAATTAGCGGCAACTGGGTGGGCGGTGGACCACGGGACAAATGGCCTCCGCTAACCAAAATGGGACTACCAGGGCCTTGCGACCCTGTGGTTCAAAGTAGACGCGGCAACGGGTAGTGGGCTGGCAAGCTAATTAACCGTTTGGCGCGTTTTGCTTTTGCAGGTGACATTATGCCCTGCCTTTTGGACCTGCGCCATTCATTTCTTGGCTCTAATGTCGTCCGCTAGTGCCTGTGCCCATTCACTAAACGCCGCAATGCACTGCTCTAACTGGTCGTCGTTTAGCTCGTCGCGGCGTTTGCAGCCTGTCGTGCGTTCCATTTGCGCCTGTATGCCCCCGTAGGCCTGGCCCAGGTCGCGTAGTTGCTGTATTTCCTGCAGCAGCCTGGCCTGCAGTTGGGCGTGTCGGTCCTCCGTTGCATCGTCGTTGGGGGCAACCTCTGCCGCCGCCAGGTCGACAGGTGGGGCAAGTGTTAACGCCGCATTATCCAACGCCACGGCCTCAATTGCATAGGGCTTAATCGGCTCCATGTTGTGCGGCGCAATAGATTCCACCTCGGTTTCGTCCAGCAGCCCCAGGCCCAGTATTGACAGGGTGGCGCGCCTTTTGCCTTTTGTCTCGCACTTCATCAGGGCGTTGGCCAGGGCCTCGCCCTTTAGCCCGCCTATGCTGACCGCCCCTATACTTTCCTCCGCCCTGCCCGTCGGTAACATAGCCCGCACCTTTACCACATACACGTCCTGTATCTGTTCGCGGGTCACCACCTCCCGTGTCACCTGGTGTATCCGCGCCAGTTGGTCGGTGCAGGCCCTGCTGGCATACAGTATTTCCTTGCCGTTCAGCCGCAACGGCAAAAAGGGCTGCCCCAGCGGGTCCAGCCCCAGGCGTTCGCAAAACTGGCGGTAGTAGGCCACCTTCTGTTTGGGCGACAGGCCCGACAGGTCACCTTTAAGGGCCAGGGATTCGTAAACAGATTCTGTAACCGTTGCGGGCACGGCGGCCCCGTCGACTTTGGCAATTTCTTGTGTTGGCATATAATGCTCCCGTTGTTTCCTTGTTTAGGTAAAGGCCGCCAGGGCTATGCGGTAAGGGTCCTGGCGGCCTTTGCTTTGTTTACATCAGCAGGTCGGTGTCCGCTGCCTGCATTAACTGCAATTCCTCGGTAGTCTTAACAAACGTGCGGGCCGCCGCTGCAATATGCAGGCAAACCCGCCCAGCCTGGCCCGCCAGGCAGTCACAGGCCGCCACTATTTCGTCCTCAGCGTTTTGGAAAATCTCCACCAGGTGCCACCTGTCGGGGCTGCTGCCACTGCGCACCCTAAACAGGTGCCCCTCAGTCACCAAAAGCTCGGCCTGCGCCTTTAGCTTCTCAGCCCGTGCCCACGCCCGCTCAAAGTCGTTGCGGTGCCTGCTAATATTGATCATCATAACCGTTGCCCCTTGTTGTTGGTTAACGGGCGCGCGCAGCCAGCCACTCGCCCGTGTTGTTTAGCGTGGTCGGCGTCACGACGGCCCGCCAGTCCAGCCCAAAGTAGTCTGCAGCCTTGCGTATTAACGACAGGCTGGGCGCATGCCCGTGTTCCAGTCGCCAAATGGCCTGCCTGGACACGCCCAGGGCATAGGCCATATGCACCACCGACACGCCCCTGGCCTGGCGCGCCGCACGCAGGGCCGCAAACCTGTAACCACTGCCCACGTTTTCAATTGATCCTGGTGTTCTCATAACAACGTATGTTACACCACCCGCCCGCCCCTTGCAACTAAATACACCACTTACCAGGTGCATATATTGTTACAGGCCACCCAAAAATAAATTGCATTTTCTTTTGCCTGACCCTTGCAATACGTAACGGCCTTTGTTACTATGCAGGTGTTGGAAGCAAACGCAAACACAAACTTGAAAGGAACAACGACAATGAACCGCACAATAAAAATAGGCAACCTGGACGACGTACACGGGTGCAAACGGTGCAACGCCACGGTGTACGTTGCCCGCACCCGCAGTGGCAAGGAGTGGATTGTGGAGGTCGACTTTGACGACAATTGCGATGCCATTTTTGAGGTGGACGGCGCGAACCTGCCCACGGTGCAGCATACGCTGGGCCGTTGCAATGACCGCGCAAACTTTGGGGCGCCCCCAGTGGTCGTGGACCGCGCCCAACGGGCCGCAGAGGTTAACGCCGCCGCCGCCCTGGGCCTTACCGAGTTTGACCGCATAGTACTGAAGGTTAACGCACGCGAGGCACGGCGCGCCGCCGACGCAGCCAGGGCAAAGGCCCGCCGCCAGCACGAGCGCACGTACAGGCAACTGCCCAGTGGCCGCGCCGACGGCCTGCGCGCCCCGCGCCCCACCGACTTTGCGGCCTACGTGGAACCTGTTGAAACGCCTGCAGAGCGTGACAGGCGCGAGCGTGCCGAGTACGAGGCTATGTCCGACGCCGAGCGCGAGTTTAGGGCCGAACGCCTGAGCGACTACGAATAACTGACCGACACCAGGGGGCCGCAAGGCCCCCGACAAGGAGCAACCATGAAGCACTACGCATTTAGCACCGACCCAAAAGACATTTGGGGCGAACCCCTTAGTAAGGGCTACGGCCCGCCCGCCACCGTGGACAACTTGCTGGCCCGCATTAACGACATTGAACGCGCCCACCTGCAAATAACTGCCCGCCTGGTGGCGCAGGTCGAAGCCCTGGAAAAGGCCAACGGCCTGCTACGGTCCAAACTGGTTTGGGTCACGGGCGAGGTGCCAGGGGTCCAGGCTGCACTGGACGAGTGGCAGGGCTACATTGACGGGGCCACCACAATAACGCCCGACTACGGCCAGGCCGACGATGCCCAGCAGGCGCGCGAGCGCGGGGGCAACCCTGACAGGCCCTAAACCTGGCACTTGACAGGTGTTGCGTTTTATGTTACACTGTCCTGGTAGTCAACCACGGGGCGGCCCCACCGCCGCCCCTTTTAAACACGTAAAGGAACAACGAATGCCAAAAGCAAAAGTAGACAAACTGACAAAGGTTGAGGTGGGCCAGGTCGTCAAAGTCGACCTGCCAGGCTACACCGAAATGACCGTCAAACCACCGTGCGAGAATAAGACTAGCGGCACGTGGTACTGCGCCACGCACAAAATGGCCTTTATGAACCAGTTGCAGAAGGACATACATATAGGCAACGGCAAGGCCCACCAACTGGCCTGGGCGTGTTTTGAACACGGCCTGGAACAGCCCTAACCACTAACCGACCTGGGGCGGTGCCCGTGGCCGCCCAAAAATAAATTGCAAATACTTTGCCTTGCCCCTTGCGCCCCGTAACAAGTTACGTTACTGTAACTGTGCTGGCAATGAAGCCAGCCACGAACCCCTGAAAGGAACACGCAATGTTTTACAACAAGAACCAACAGCCCGTTAGCCTGGCCGCCTACGCAGCGGTTAACGCCACCAACGCCGCGCCCCAGGTCAGCAGCAGGTACAGTTTTATACCGACGACCACGGCCATTAACATACTGGGCGACCACGGGTGGCAGCCCGTTGCGGTCCAGCAGGCGCGCGCACGCAAGGCCGCCAACGTTGGCTACCAAACCCATAGCCTGAGGTTCCAGAACACCAGCATGGTGCAGGCCCTGCAGGTCGGCACGACGATACCGCAAATTGCCCTGCGCAATGCCCACGGGGGCGAATCCGCGTTTGTGCTGGACCTGGCACTGTTGGAGCTACGCTGCACCAACGGCCTTATGGCCGACCTGGGCGGGCATGAGCAAATGCGCATTACCCACCGCAAGTTCGACCCCAGCGGGTTTGAGGCCGCCCTGCGCGAGTTGTGCGGGTACTTTGGTGACCTTATGGGCACGGTGGACCGCTGGCGCACGGTGCAGGTGCCTGGTGCTGCTGCCAGGTCGTTTGCCCAGGATGCCATTAACCTGCGTTGGGACGGCGCACAGTACAGCGTCGACCCCACCGACCTGTTGACGGCAACCAGGTACGAGGAAAAGGAGTCGACCCTGTGGAACGTGTACAACGTGGTCCAGGAGAAGTTGCTAAAGGGCGGTGTTGAGGCCCGCCAACTGCAGGGCAAGCAAAGGGTGCGCAGGTCGCGCAGCATAACGAACATTTACGCCGACGCCAGGCTAAACAAAGGCCTGTGGCACCTGGCCAGTACGCTGGAAGCCACCCTATAACGGGGCAGGCAAACCAGCCACGCAGCCCTGGGGCCGACCCCAGGGCCTTTTTGCGTGGGGCTGGTCGTTTTTTGTCGCGTCACGGCCCCTTTGTAAGTTACTATAAATGTTGCATTACTGGCCCGCCATTTACGTGACACGCCGACGGGCCAACCGATTGACACAAAAAGTGGGGCACCCAGGCCCCAGAAAGGGTTTGTTTTGTATGAGTTACGCTAACACCACTGCGCCTAATGCGCAAGAGTATACGTACCTGCCCAGCGTCGGGTTTAGACAAGTGGCCGCCAAGGTGCGCGGGGTCTACCGCAACCTGCAGGGCCGTACCATAACAAAGGGCGACCTGGCCACACTGTGGAAGCTCAGTGCTGGCGGGTTTAGCACCTACTACCGCGCCGCCGCAGACTTTGGCCTGCTGGACATAGACGGCGACAACGTGACACTGACCGCCGACGGTTACGAGCTTTGCCTGTTGGAGGTGGACAGCCACGCCTGGTTGCAGGTCGCCCGCCGCTGCGTCGACAAGTCGGCGGCCTGTCGGGCAATGTTTGACAGGTTTACGATAGACGCCACCGAACACGACATTAGGCTGGACCTGGGCCTGCGCAACCTAAAGGCCGAACCCATTAACAGGTTTGTGGCAGTCTTTAAGGGCTGCGTGGACATTAAACGCAAGGCCGACGGCCCCGCCGCCGACACGCCTATAACCGTGGGCCAGGGTCCAACGCCTAACGACGTTGCCCGCCTGGACACGCCGCCAGTGGACACGGTGCCCGTGCCCGAACCCGCCACCTTCCGCGCCAGGGTCATACTGGTGCTAACCGAGTTGGGGCTGTACGACCAACACCCACCAGAATAATTTGCATTGGCCCTTGACAGCAGTAACGGGCAATGTTACTGTGTACTTGTTGGTGGCCATACAGGCAACACCTATTACGTGGTCTGCAGCGTAGCCCGCGCAGGCCTGGTGGCCACAAACAACGGCCCCGCCCAGTGCAAGGAACAAGGGGCGGGGCCGCAGTTAAAAACACGCAATTGAAAGGAACGCCATGAGCTTGATCGAAACGCCGCAAGAAGTCAACACCACAGAACTGGCCCGCCAGTTAGACGCCGCCCAGCACGACATAGACCTGGCCTTTGCCCGCCACCAGGCCAGCATAGACGCCGCCTTTAAGAAGTCCGCCGACGAGTTGGACACGCTGGTGCGCCGCCTGCACCTGGCCATTAACAGGCAGGTGCCGCACGACGGCCTTTGTGACAGGTGCAACGACTTTGCAGGTGACTGCCTGGAAGTCGACAGGCCCAACCCCAGTAGCTACAGAGCCACCGATAGCGTTTGCGGCCCGTGCCGCCAAAAATAAATTTGCAATTACCCTTGCGTAGTGTAACTGGCTTTGTTACTATACCTGTGTTGGCAATAACGCCAGCCACTAACGCAAGGGGGCAACGACAATGCAGAAGGCAAACGCAGTTAAGGTCAGCACGGAGGTGGGCATGCTGGCATTTATGCCCACCAGGCTGTTTATTGACACCTTGGCGGTGGGCGACCAGGCGCCCAATGCTTTTGGGCGGGTGGGCAGGGTCACGGCCATAGCCTACCGTGGCGTGGACACCAACGGGGCCGCCTACGTCGGCTATTACGTAACCCACGGGGCCGACCTTACGGGGCGCGCGTCCTGCAGCCTTAAAGAGGGCCAGGTGCTACGTAGCCTGCGCCTGTGCCAGGTGCTGAACAGTGCCGAAATTGACGCACTAGAAGGGTACTTGCCGTAATGAACACAGCAGCCCCGCACTACTACACCGCCGAGTGCCGCCGTTGCGGTGGCACTTTTGAAACGCCCGAAGCCGAAACGGTGGAGGGCTTTGTTTGCGACCAGTGCCAGCACGACGACCTGGCCGACGACCAGGAATGGTTGGCCGAATTGGAAGGAGAGGACGAAAATGCACTTTGACAAACAGGCCCTGGACAGGTGGATTGAGCGCGAGGACCCCAGCCTGGCCGACGACGACGACGGGCAGCCACCACCAGAGGTGGACGTGCCCGACGTATACGACCAACTGCAGGCGGCCCAGGATGCCCTGGTGGCCACCAGGCACGCACTAGCCGAGGCCCGCGCCGACCTGGTGGCACTGGCTGGGGAGAAGGAACGCACTATGCTGGGGGCAGGCCTGGGCCTGGCCGAACGCCTGGCCCACATTGACAGCATGCCCAGGGGCTTTTGCTACTGTGGTGACTGTGCCAACGCCACCAGCATACGGATACTGGCCCGCATTTGGACCCAGCACCGCGCAAAAGAAAATGCAGAATAATTTGCGTTTGCCCTTGCGCCCAGTAACGTAGCCTGTTACTATGTCGGTGTTGGACGAAACAAACACAAACTTGAAAGGGCAAACGACAATGACCACGCAAACCACAGTTAAGTTTATGATTGACACCCCGCAGGGTGTAGACGTTATTAACGCAGTTTTAGACGCCAGGCCAGGCACCGTTTGGGCCTTTGGCCACCGCGTCCTGGCAGTGGCTGCTGGGCGGGTGCAGGTGCAAACCAGCCGTGACAGTTTTAACGGTGGCACCACCCAGTGGGCCGACGCCGCAATGGTGGGCATTATGGCCGACGACACCGACACGTTGCTGGCGGCCTTTGATGCCTGGGCGGGTGTCGCCCGCAGCAGCCAGGCCGTGGCAGCCCTGGAAGCCCAGGCGCCTGGTGTTAACTGGGGCAGGTCGGGCCAGTTGATTGGCGGCACTGACTGGCGCAGGGCCTAACTAAAAACAAGTGGGGGCCGCAAGGCCCCCGAAAGGAAAGGTTAAAATGTCTTTTGTCAGACTACTAAAAGGCCGCCAGGCTGTCTACGTAAACCTGGACAACGTGTTGCTGGTCGTAGCGGACACACGCGAGGACGGGCAGTATATAGTCCAGGTCACCTACGTGGGCGGCAACGTTGCCACCTACTACGCCGCCGACGCCTACGCCCTGGTTAACGCCCTTAACATTCAACTCGACGGGGAGGACGCATAAATGCCCACGCCAAACTATGAACAGGTCGTCGTCCACGGTACGGTTATGCGCCGTATAGGCGATAGCTTTTATGAGCCGCAGGAGTGGGGCCTGTGGTCGGTGCAGCGGTACAGCCCAAAGTGGCGGCAATGGGAACGCTGGGGCGATGCCCTGTACAGCACCAGGCCCGCCGCCGACGCCGCCAAGGCCAGGCTGGACATTGAATTGTTTGGTGACCAGTGGCGGGTGGTCCACACTGGCCCGCCTAACCAGTAAAGAACAGCCCCGCCGTAAGTAGTGCCAACCCCGCCGCCACCAGGTTAACCCTTGGTGGCGTTGGTGTATAAAAGGCCGCCAGCAGGAAACAAACAAACGCCGCCACCAGGAACAGCAAGTGCCAACTAAAGGCCATAATGCCCCCCTTGTTTACTGGCTCTTTAAAGCCCCCACGTCGGTTACAAATTCGCGGAAGGCCTTATCGCTAAACGGCCACTCGGCGCGTTCGACCTTGCCCGCCAACACCACCGCTTCCTCCGCCGTCAACTCTACGCTGCCATTGGCAGCCTCAATTTTGGCCGCCAGCCCTTCGGCCTCATCCATGTCACTGGCCGCAAACCCGCGTTTAGGGGCGCCCTGGGCGTCCAGCGGTGCAACGTTGCGCACAATTTCCGCCAGTTGCACCTTGTAGTCCAATTTCATTCCGTTGCGTAAAACCAACTGCTTAAACTCCAATGTGACCACTGTTCTGTGCCTCCTTAATTTGCGTAACTGGTTGGACATGAAAAGGGGCCAGGTCCTGCGCGGGGATCGAACCCGCTTCCCCCTGCTCCTACAAGTTCAGAATGCAGTTAAAAGAACGCAAGGGCCTGGCCGCCCTCCTTAGACGTAGCACGGCGACACGTACCACTGGTGCAGGCGCGCGTCACAGGTAATAAACACGTCACGCTGCCCCGACAGGCCCGCGTCCAGCGTTATGCTGGTGTACATATTGTTTATGAGGTCGGAGCCGCCCGTGCGGGTAATGAACAACTTGTTGGTGGCGGTGCCACCACCACCCGCTGGCAGGTCACGGCGCAGCATAATGAAGTGCCACCGCTTGCCGTCCCACGTCGACGCCGCCCCCGCCGTGTCGGGCAACTGCAGGGTAAGGGTGGCCCCCGTGCCACCGTTGTAGGTGTCAACTATGACCGTCTCCTGGTTGGCGTCCAGGGTTTCCGTTTGCGTGCCCCCGTAGCCACCAAAGGGCTGCCAAATGCGCATAAAGCCCTGGCGGCCACCAAACGTTTGGACCATGCCCTGGTTGTTTACTGAAAACTTTGTGACACCAGAATTTAGGCTGGCAAAGGGGCTGTTAATGTTTACTTGTATGCCATTGTCGACCACCGCCGAGCTTGTAATGGCGTAGGGCGAAGGTGCGTTTGTAAACTTTGGCAGGGCGTTGGTGGTAATTGTGCCCGTGCCCGCCACGCCACTGCCACCCGTTGGTGGTGCCACCCAGGCCAATTGCCCGCTGGTTTGGACCTGCAGCAGGTAGTTGTTGGCAGGTATAGACCCAGGCCACAGGTAGGCAATGCCGTGTACGGTCAGGTCGCCTATGTTGCTGACCGCAAACTGCACGGTGCCATTGACGCTGGCCTTTAGCAGGGGCAACGACGTAGTGGCCATGTTTATAAACAGCCCTACGCAACTGTTGGGGCTGCCCAGCATTACGCACGTGTCCTCACTGGTGGCCACCAGCAGCCTGCTGAAGCTCGGGGCGGCGGGGTTGCGGGTGTTGCCCAACAGTTCAATGCCCACGTAGCTGCAAATCTGCGTGCGGCAATGGTCGCCTGACTGGAAGCAATTCCTATCGCCGTAAATTAAGAACCTGGTGGCCTCGCCCGTGCTGAAGGCCGTGGCACTGGGTATAAAACCAAACGCCCTGGGGCCTGGCGGCGGTGTCTCTGTGCTGCCCGCTGGGTAAATAAAGGCCCCGCTGTAAAAGTATGCGGCGTTGAACTTCTTGCTAGGGCTGCCCAGGTTAATGCTGTTGGCCGCCGTGCCGTCGGCGTTAAAGGCAGGCAACACCCAGGTGTTAATGGCCACGCCGCTGGTGCTGTGGTCGCCCGCCGTCGTCTCTGACAGGTTGGACAGGAATACATTGGCACCGCCACCCGTGCCCCCTGGGGCGTCGACCCACGCCAACACGGGCGTGCCTGCTGTGGTGTTAAAGCCCAGGTATTTGTAGGCCCCGCCAGTCGGGTAGACGGTAATAGGCCCTGGCCACGTATAGTTGACGCCCCTAATGATGCCCAGGCCGCCGTCGGTGTCCACCCTAAAGGTGTAGTTGGTAAGTGCGCCACCTGGTGCGCAAACGGCTATTGGGTAGTCGGTGGTGTCCGGATACCGCACCCGTAGGGCACTGGTGAAGTAGGCCCGTTTAGCACCAAACGCCGCGTGGGTCACGTCTGCATTTACGCGCGCCTGTATTTCGCCCCCAGTATTTACTGGGTCATAAATGCCTACGCTGCGATGCTCAAAACGCCAAACCCCGTAGGCGTTGCTGGGCCTGCCCACCAGCCACAGTTGCGCCAGGTCGGCCACCGCTGCATCGCCTATTACCTGCAGGTCGCGCGAGTTGACATAGACGATTGCGCCGTCCTGCGTAACCTGACTGTTGCCCAGGGTGCTGCTGGGCGTGGTGCCTGTAAACAATGGCAGGGTGTTAACGGTGCCACTACCGCCCACGCTGCCCGTGGCCAACTCGACCCACGACAACAGCAGGGCGCCAGGGGCACTACCGAAGTACGTGGCCTGCAAAAACCTGGGCGGCACGGTGCTAAATATTGGGCTGGGCCACTGGTACTGGACACCCTTGATGATGCTGAGGTCGCCCGCCTGACTTATAGCGAAGTTGGGCGTGGTGCTGTTGTATGGCGCAACCTCAAAAGCGTTGCCCAGGCCCGTAACGTTGGCACTGGTTGCTTTGATGCGCACGGCGCCCTTAAACCAACTATGGTGCGACCCCAGCACCACAGCAGGCACTGCGCCCGCCGACACCAGGCCCAGGGCCACCTGCACCTCGCCACCCGTGTTAAAAGAATCCTCCACGCCTGGGTTGGGCGGCCCGCCTGACCACGCCCTGTTTTCGTACCTAATGGCGGCGTTGGCGCCTGTGTACGAACGCATGTAAAAGTCGGACATGTCCTGGCCGTCGTTTAGGCGTTTAAACAGCAACTGGGTGCAGTCTATTTGCACCGTACCGTTGCCGCCTGGCCCCGTGCGGTCCTCTATTGCCGAGTCGACTAGCTGGAAGGTTGGCGGCGTGTAGGGTGGCGTGCCGTAGCCCACCAGGTCCCACCTGGGTATGCGTAGGTGGGTGCCGCCAAGGGTGCTGGACACGTTGCCCGCGCCACCGCCCCAACTTAGCAGCCCACTGCCATTGTTGGTTAGCACGCCCACCGCGTGGGCTGTTGGCCAGGTGTAGGCCCTGCCCTTTATGTAGTCCAGGTCGCCGTCGGGGCCTACCACAAACTTTGGCAGGCGCAGGGTGGTAGACAGGCACTGTATAAAGTTGCCCGTGTAGCCCGTGGCTGGGGTCGCGTAAATTGTCAGGCCGTGTTGTGCAGGCGTCGACCCCACGGTAACCAGGTATAGGGCACTAGCCCCCCAACTCTTACTGCTGTTGTTTTCCGTGTACGTTTCGTTGTAGGTCAGGCACCCGTTAACGCCGTCATTCCACAACTGCCCCCTGGGGCCGACACCTGCAGCAGCCTGCAGCAGTACAAAGGTGCCAGCACTACCGCCCACCGTGTCGTTGGTTGGCCCAAACCTCACAATGTTGCCCGTGTCACAACTGGCCAGGTGGCAATAGTTGGTCGTGTAGTAAAGGGTGTTGATCTCGCGCGCGTTCTCGACACGCAGCCCGACACCCAACACCACCAAATCGCTGGGTGTTGCTATGGCGGGGCCGTTAACCACGTTGTCGCCCGTGGCGTTAAAGATTGCGAACCTGTCTTTAGTGCCCGAAATGATAACGCCGCTGCTGGTGCCGCCTGGCGGGTCCAACCAGCCCAGCACGACAGGCGGGCCTGCGTTGGTGTAGCCCAGGAACTTTACAGGGTGGGTTGAGTCAATTGGCGGTATGGTGCCCGTGGGCCATTCATACGCCTTGCGCCTAATAACGGCCAGGTTGCCGTCGGGGCCGACTACAAACTGGTCTAGGCGCAAGTTGCTGGCCGTGCAATTTATGAAGTTGCCAGCGTAGCCCGTGTTGGGCGTGGCGTGTATGGTTAGGCCGTGCTGGTTGGGCGTGGTGCCAATGGTCGCCATGTACAGGGCACTGGCGCCCCAACTCTTGCTGGCATCGTTTACGGTGTAGTCGGCGTTGTAGGTCAGGCAGCCCGACACGCCATTGTTCCACAACTGCCCACGCGCGCCGCCCGCTGCCTGCAGCAACACCAGGTTGCCGTTAAAGCCCCCCACCGTGTCGTTGGTTGGCCCAAACTTTACTATGTTGTCGGTGGTGCATTGCGCCAGGTCGCAATACCAGGCCGTGTAGTACAGGGTGTCAAAGGCCTTGCTGTTTTCGACACGCACGCCCACGCCCTGGAACACCACTTCGCTGGGCGTGGCAATGGCGGGGGCGTTAACCACAGTGGTGCCAGGCGCAGCCCCAAACATTGCAAACTGGTTGGGCGTGCCTGGGCCTATACCGCCGCCCGTGGCAATGGTCGTGTACACGCCGCCGCTGCCCAACTTTAAAACGCCTGCAATGTTAACCAACGAGAAGGCACCAGCGGGCGGGGGCGGGGGCGGAAACTGCCCCACGTCTATGGGCCTAAAGTACAGCGGTGCGTACAGGCTGCCACCGCGCTCCTGCGTTATGGGCTGGTCGGCGTCAAAGGTCGCACTAATACCAGGCTGCAGGCGCACGTTGGCAACCCTGAAAATTGGGCTGTTGCCAGTGCCTGCATTGCTGAACCTTATGCGGAAGAACCTGCCAGTAATGCCTGGGTCCAGGTTTGTCTTTATGCACAGGCGCAACCACTGCCCAACGGGCATGCCATAGGCTGGCGCGCCCGTTAGCGTCACGCTGCGCACCGTATAGCCCGCCGTGGCCGTGCGCACTTCAATGGTTACAACTGTGTTGTTGTCGGTGGCCCCGCCCGCGCCGTTTGACTCTATGTAATGATCCCAGGCCAGGGTCCACTGGCCCACCTGCCTGCTATCGGGTATTGGCACGTCCTGGGTCAGTACGTCGACCTGGCCCGCGCCCAGGGCCTGCGTGTTAACCCTTACATACCGCTCCCACCGTGCAGGCAGCAGGGCGTAAGGGTAGTTGGGCTGGGTCACCACGCCAGCGGTGGGCGTTGTCCAACCCACCAGGCCGTCCAAAAAGTTGGGGTTGGCAATAACGTTTGTCCATCGCTCGTCCCACAGTTGCAGGGTGTTGGTTTGGGCGTTGTCGAAACTTAGGCTATGGCAGCCAGGCCCAATAATCACTGGCTCGCTGCCCGCCGCCACGGCGCCTGCAGTGTTGGCCAACCCTGCTATCCAGTCAGGCGCATAGCAATTCTCAAACTCAAACCCTTGGCAGTAGCCCAGCATCTGGAAGGCCGTACCACCGCCTGACTGCCCCAGGTAGGTGCCACGCACTTTAACGCCCTGGCAGTCCTTTATGCGTATGCCAACACCGTGGCCACTGGGCGTTATGGGCGGGTCTATGTCAATGCTCCCGCCCGTGTGGCTGCTGTCAATGCTGACCGCACGGCAATCTATGAGGTCAATGGCGGCCCCGCCTTCGCCACCCGCATCTTCCTCCCACAGGCCGTCTATGCGCATAGCATCGGTATGCTCCACACGCACGCCGCCCGCATCGCCCGTGTAGCCCACCCAGTTGCCTTGGTGCGTGCCCCCGCGTATGGCCACGTTGTTGGCGTTATGGATGAACACATTGGCCAAACAGGTTTGGTAAACAATGACCGTAAAGGGTGGGCGCGGGTCACCTGGCAGGCCTGTGCCTGCTGACTGAAAGACTGGCATTGAAATGGTGCAGGCCGTGCTGCTCTGCACCGATTCAATCATGGTCACGTGGGTGCTGTTGTTAACGCCTGGCCCGTCGACCAGTTTTATAATGCGGCCCACGTCGGTGCCCGTAAGGCCGCCCGCCACGGTTAGGCTGCGCGGTGCAGCGGCGTTAATGACACCACCGCCCAGTGTCTTTAAGGGGTCCGCCCCGCCGCCAAAGTCCTGTGGCCCGCTGTACACCACCAGGCTGTTAACGATTTCAATGCTGTTGTCTTCCTGCTGACTTGTGCCCCGCACCGTGGCGTTGCCCACCAGGGCAATGGCACCTGACCTGTTGTGGTAGCCCTTTATATTCGTCAAAAAGGCAGTTTGCAGATTGTCAGACCACAGGCCCCAACGGCCCCAGCCCTGCAGCAGCACGTTTTCCACCCGCACGTTGCCCGTGGACGGCCCAGGCACCCCGCCGTTGGTGGACGTAGCAGTAAAGGCCAGGCCGTGGCCCATGCTGGTGGCCCTAATGCCCTCCTTGCTGTCGTCGGGCACGCACCACAGGCCCAGGTTGCGTATGACCGCATCATAGACGCCACTGTTAAGGTTGCCCGTTTGCTGGTCGCCCACCAGTTGCAGGCCGTTGCCGTCGTGGTTGCAAACAATGGCCGTGCGCCATTCGCCATCGCCCTCAATAATCACCTGCTGGTTTAGCCCCGTGCCCGTTGCAGGCCACAGCAACTTGCGCCGCACCCAGTAACGGCCCTCAGGCAGCCACAGGTGGCCACGGTTATTTATGGCAGTCTGCAGGGTGTCGGTGTCGTCGTGGCAAAAGGCACCTGGGTTACTTGTCCAGGTGGGCGTGTCGGCCACGGTCACGGTGGCCCCGTTAACCGACACCACGGTGGTGTATAGCGGTGGGCTGCCAGGTGCGGGTCCAAAGATGCGCACGCCCTGGCCGCCACGGAAGCTATGGGGCACAACTGCCTCGGTCCAAAACGGCAACGGGTGGACGTTTACATCGCCATCCCACCACTGGCCTGGCAGTATTTGTATGTCCTTGCTGCCCGCCGTAATTATGACCTTGTAGACACGGCCATCTGCGCTGCAGTTCCAGTCAGTAACAGCGTTCTGCTGGCCCGTGCCCGTGCGCCTGCTGCGTATCTGCGACTTCTGGGTTACATCGCCCTCGTCACGGAATTGCAAAAAGGGCAACTCGCTGTTTAGCACCGCACGGTTGGGCAACACCTGCACGTGTTGGTTTTCAAGTGCCTTGCCCGTAGCCAGGCCGCCGCCGCCCGCCAGGGCTTTAACGATGATTATGCTCGGCTCGGCCTCGTCAATGCTGGCCACTGTGACAAGGCCCCGCGAGTTGCGGCCAATGCTGCGTATGGCCACGTCGGTGTCGTGGTCCAGGGCCAACTTAAAGTAAATCGGTTCGTCTAACTTGAAGGTGCCCAGCAGGCGCGCCGAGCTTACGGGGAAGTGGGCTTCGTGGTAGTAAACATCGCTGTTCGTTAGCGGCACGTCGGTGCCAGGGCCGCCCAGGCCCACTAGTAGCTTGTCACGGTTGGCAAAGGCCGCCCGTGGGCGCAGTGGCTTAATTAGGCCGAAGCCAGTTTGGAATGCCATAAGCTAAGTTGCCACTATGTCCCAATAGCCACATCTGAATTGCCCGTCGTCGTCAATGCGGCAACGGTACAGGGTGCCCACCGCACCCGCCACCGTTATGTCGGGTATGACCCCCTGCACGTCACTGTTTACAGTCTTTTCCAACACGCCGCTAACGTAGTTGCCCTGGGCGTCCAGCGTAATTTTGTACACCTTTATGGGCATGTTGGGCAGGCGGGTAACCACGCCCGTAAGTTGGTCGTCACGCCTGGTCGGCCTTTGGTCGCCCTCGCTTTTTAGCACCGCCATGTCATTGCACCTTTAGCTGTATGCCCGCGCCCGCCACAGGGTCCAGTGGCTTCTGTGGGTGCGGCGGTATTGGGTTGGTGGTGTCACCTGGTTTAGGGTTTGGCCCTGGGTTGTCGGTTAGTTGCCCGTCGGGGTTGTCGGCGCCTGGTGCAGCGGGCAGTACTGCAAACTGCGCCAGGCTGCTGTGGGCATACACCTGCGCTTCGATCTCCAACACCAGTTGGCTCTGGCGGGTCATTTTGGTTATGCGGAAGAACTGGTAGGCGTCGGGGGCATAGGGCGACCACTCCAACGTGCCGCTTTCGGTAAACCTGTTTACACGTTGCGACAGCACCCTAATGACCTGCCACGGGTGCAGGCCCAGCAGTTTGGCCAGCACCGACCAGGTGCGGAACTTTACGGTAAAGTTGTTCTTCATACCGCCGCTGTCGTTGTCGCCGTAGTACAGCAGCATAGTGCCAATCCTCGCGGCCTCCGACAGGCTGTTTATGCCCATGCCCGCATAGCTTTTACCGACCACCCTGAAAGACAGGTCACCAGCCGCACGGCCCGCCAGCAACTGGGCGTTCAGGTCCTGGAAGATCAGCGGGCGTTCGGTGTCGTCAAAGTTGGCATCATTAAAAGTAAACTTTACTTCGTTGGCCAGTTCGCTGTCGTTTTTTATGCTGTAGGTTAAGGTGCTGCGCCCGCCCTCCCACAGTATGTTCTGCCTAATGCTGGGCAGCATGTCGTTGTCATAGTCGGCCAGCACGGGTCCGGTAAAGTTGGCAAAGTCGGCGGGCACCTCGTCCTCGCGCATAGGCAACACCCGCAACTTGCCCTGGTCCTGAAAAGGTGGCGTAAACCTGCCCATCATGCAGAAGTCGCCCAGCACCGCCTGCGCCGTGCGCGCGTCAACCACGCCGTTAAAGGTGCTGCGTGTAATGCTAATGGGGTTGCCCAACTCGTCAATGCCAGGTACTGCCTGGTCGCACCAGTCGGCCAGGGCCTTCCACTCGGACAATATGAACCTGCTGTGGTCCAGCCCATAGCCGTAGCGTTTGTTGGTCAGGAGGTCCAACAGGCACCAGGCCCTGTTGGTCGTGTATTGCCTTGTGTAGTTGGTGGCCGACACGGGCGCGGCGTACACCCTTATGCCCTTGTTGCCTACCATACGGCAACTGGCCTTTATGGTGTCGGGCACGAAGTTGCGGAAGTCGCCCTTGCCGTAGTCCAGGTTAACAATGCTGGTGCCGCTGTAATTCAGTTGCTGCGCGGTCAGGCCAGCTTGATGCACCAGGGCTTTGGCCTGTCGTTTAATGCCAAACACGCCCGACCAGTTGACATGCCCGCAATCAATGGGCTGCTCATTGACAATAATTGAACTGGGCAGGCCAGGCGTAGACGGCCCTGGGTTGCCGTCAACCTCTGCGTTGTTGGGGTCACTTAGTGCAGGACCGCAGCCCACGTTGGGGCCTTCGGCAATAACCCACAGGGTGGTAAGGAATCCGTTGCTGGCGTTTTCGCCTGGGTTGCTGCCCGACTCGTAGGCCAACAGCGTAAGGTCCTGCACCCGCTGGGTGCCATAGATCACCCGCAAGGGTATCTTTAAGGCCGTTTCGTTGGCCCTAATGAAGGCCATAAACGGGTGCCTGGTAAACGGCCCCACCACCTCGCTGCCCACTATTACGTCGAAGCCCAAATAGCTTTTGGAGTCGCCCAGGCGGGCGGTGCAGTCACTGGGCCTTTGGCGCGGGCAGTCGGTAAACGGCACGCCGCCATTTAGCTTACCAAAGCCACTGGCCTTTGGGTCGGTCAGTTGCGGCGGCCCCAGGTGGGCACTGTACGGGCAGTCATTCTCATTTATGGCGGCCTGCGTTGGGAACCACGGTTGCGCCGTCGTCGGGTTTATGAGGCCACCAAACAGGGCACTGCAGCCCGTGTAGATGATGCGGCGCGGTATGGTCAGGTTGGGCGACCTAAACCCAGCCGCGCACTCGACAGGGAAGGTAAACCCGTCGGCCTCGGTGGGCGTGCGCAGGTAGCCGTCAAAGATTTCTATTAACAGGTCCACGTCGGGGAAGTACTGGGTAATGATGACTGGCACGCCCTCGCCACCGTAGCCCCACCACAGGGCCGTTATGTTCCAGTCCAGGTCATTAAACTCCAGGTCCATCGTGTCGTCTGACAGGTCACTGGTGCGGGTAAACTCGGCGCGCCACTTTGCGGGTGTAAACCTGGCCTGTATGCCACTGAGGCCGTAGGCGGCCAGGGCTGGGTAATGCACGTCCCACGGGGCCTCGCTGTAGTGCAGCCACTGCTGGCCGCCAAACCAGCCCACGCTGGCAATTTCAACGCACAGGGGCGAGTCCAGGGCGGCAAGGGCCGCAACCTTGGCGGGGTCTATGGGTGGCACCGTCGGCGGCACGTTTAGCGGCGTAATGGCCACCGCGTCCAGTATTGACGACACCGAGGCCCCGTTGGTGTTGATGCCAACGAAGCGCAGGGTATGCGTGGCCGCGCCTGCAGTAAACGACAACTTTACCTGCTCAAAGTTTGACGTTGCGGGCGTAATGTGGCCCAGCAGCACCGCGTCCAGGTATACGTTAAAGTCGTGGGCGACCTGCCCAGGTATTTGTTGCGACACCCAAAAGGTTAGCTGGTAGTTGACACCTGGCACGAAGCCCGTTAGGGCCTGCGTAATGGTGCCAGTCAGGGACAGGAAGGCCCCTTGCGCGCCCTCATGCGCTGGCACGGCCCCGAAGATTGCACCCAGCAGAACACCAGCGTTGGTCCAGGTCCACCCAGCGGGCGCGGGGTTGCTAATGTACCCTGGTGACACAGGGCAAACTGGGGTTTCAAACCCAGCGTTGGCTATGGTAATTGGCGTGGCCATCTAGTAGTACCCTGGGCGCACTTCAACAATGTCCAGGCTATAGCCCCACAGGTTGCTACGTTTGCCCTGGGTAAACGCCACCTCTGTGTTGGCCATACGCACCAGCCACTTTTGGGCAGTGGCGTAGTTGTAGGGTTCTTCCCAAACCAGCCCCCCGCGCTCTGCAGGGTCCACAAACACAAAGGGTGTTACGGGCGACATCATACGACGGCCAAAGAACCGTTGCAGGTATTTCATGCGTGTTTGCATGTCGCCGTAGGTGGCGTTGGTAATTAGGGCGTTGGGCGTGGGGTTAACGGGGGCCAGGGCTACGTTGTCTATTAACGAGGCCACGTCGGCCCCGTTGCTGTTGACACCCTGGAAACGTAGGGTCATTTGGGTGGCCTGCGCCGTAAAGGGTATTGTTACCTGCTGGTACACGTGGCTGGCGGGCGTGACACGGCCAAAGTTAACCACGGGGTCCAGGTACACGTCGAAGTCGTGCGCCACCTGGCCTGGCATTTGCTGGGCCGTATAAAAGCGCAGGTTGTATTGGGCGTTAACCACGAAGCCCGTTAGGGCCTGACTGATTGCGCCAGTCTTTTGTATGAACCCTGCCTGCACGCCCTCTGGTGACATGCTGCTGCTGTAGCGCAGGCCCTGCACCACGCCCGCGCCGCCTGCTGCGCCCGCCGCAAAGTTCCAACTGTAGCCCGTTGGGCTAAAGAAGATGCCCGTGTCGTCGGGCACCAGCGGGGCCTCAAAGCCCCAATTGTAGACAGGTATTTGCCCGTAGGGGTCAGGGTTAATTACGTAGGTCAGGGCTGCACCTGCGCTGGGGCCTTCCACTATTGTGCCGTCGTCGTATAGCGGTATGACCTTATGTGGTTGCTCCACAATGCTGTGCTTCGTCTCGGACCACGTTAGCGACCACTTGCGCAGTGGCAGGCCCGTGCGCACCTGGGCAAAGTAGCCGTTGCCAAAGTCGGCGGTCAGGGCCGTGTACCCTATGGTCCGCTTCATGCCCACCGTCCCAACGTCGGTTAGGATTTCGGGGCCGTGCGGGCCAAAGTTCCAGTCAGTTACTGCCATAGGTCGTTTGCACCGTTGCCTTCCACCGTTCTGCCTCGCGCTCGTCCTGCCATTCCTGCAGTTTCAACGTTGCCGCCATGTCAAAGTCCAGGGCCAGGCTGTCGTCGTCCACGCCCAACAGGCTGCTGGGCCGTTGCCCAAACTGGTGCCCTGCCAGGGCCACCGCTAACAGCAGGCCGCCGCCTTCAGAACGTACGAAATCGGGCCAGGTCGGTTACGTCGACCTGGAACACCCCTTCCTGCTGCTGCGCCTTACGCTGCTGCACTGGTGTTGCACCGCCCGCCATTGCCCACTGGAAGATAAACATTGCGTCCTCCAGCGGTACGTCGTCGGGTGCTATTTCGTCGTCGTTAGTGGGCACGTCAACTATGCGGGGCTGCACCACTGCAGCCACAATCGTGGTGCGCATAAACTCAAACAGTTCCTTAAACTGCTCAGGCGACATGTCCGGCACCACTGGTGCCGTGCCCTGGCCCGCCCGTAACATAGTGCGCACCAGGTTTTCGGGTAGCTTGCCCGCCGCAATCCACATCTGTATAGGCGGCCTGCGCACCAGCACGGTTAGCCCGCTGGGTAGTTCCAGTTCTATTGCCTGGTTTTGTTTGTTGCGCCAGGCTGCTGCGTTTGTAATTGGCATTGTCTTATGTACTCGGTAAAAGGTTAAGGCCCAGGTTGCGGTTAAAGGTTGCACTAGACTTACTGGCATTCGTCACGCCCGTGGCAAAGGCCTGTGGCGCCGTTGCGGCGGCACGTGTCACCACGTCGCCTGGGCTGGACATAGCAATGGTGCCGTTCAGGCGTTCAATGGCCTCTGACTGCCTGTTGTTTGACGCTATGACCGCGCCGAACAGATCGCCAGGCGTGCCACCCAGTTGGGCAGTGCCGCCCAGGTTTATGGTGGTGTTGGGTGGCTGCAGCGTTGCCGCCGTTGTGCTGCCTGCGCCGCCCCCGCCGCCCGCGTCGGGCCTGACTTTAGACGCTGCAAACCCTAACGCCAGGGCCAGTATTTCAAGGCCCAGGCCGCCAGCAAAGTACAGGGCGGCGGCGTGGTACTGCCCCATAGCAAGGGCCACCAGGGCCATTGAAAACGCAAAGGCCGCCCAGCTTGATGCCATTTGGCCCAGGGCTTCAAGGGTGCCCGCCACCAGTTGCTTCATTGCCGCTGGCCCCGTGTGGCCCGTTTGTATATAGGCGTCAATCATTTTGTGCAGTTGCTGGTTAAAGGCCGACAGGAAGGCCAGGGGCAGTGCCTTTGTAATAAACAGCCCTATGCCCTTCCACGCCTGGCCCGCCAGCAGCAACTGGAAAGACTGGTCCACCAACTTCTGGATCATTTTGTCCAGTTGGGCGTTGGCGTCGGCTATTGATGCCGTGCCCTTTTGCACCGCATCAAAGTAGTCCTGCATTGACTGTTGGGTTTCGCGCCACGCCCTGGTTAGCGGGTCCAGGGCGGCCACCTGCGCCTTTATGTCGGCTATAACGTCCTGGGTTACGGTGGTCTGACCTGGCAGTTTTACGTCTTCGGGTTTGGTTTTGGCAATGGCCTCGTTAATTGCCAGGCCCTGTTTAAACCAAAAGTCGTGTATGTCCTCTGCCAGCTTTTCCTTGCTCTTTTTTAGCTTCTCATCTTCCTTTTGTATTTTGTCGCTGGCGTCGGCGTTTATGCGCACCCGCTCGCCTTCAATGTCTATTAGCTGGACGTTTAAGGCCGACTCAATATTAGCTATGTCATTGGCCGCCTTGGCGCGCAGGCCCGCCCGCTGGTCGGGTGTCTTAGCTGACCGTAGGTCTATTTCCAGTTGGTCGTTTATCTGCTTTTTGTGGGCCTCGGCTATTTGCTTGTCACTGGCCGACATAAAGGCCGCAAATTGATCCTGGTTTATAACCTTGTCGCGCAGGTCGGCCTTTAGCTGCGCCTGCTCCTGTTCGCTAAGTCGCTTCTGCTGGTCCAGCCTGGCCCTGGCGTTGGCCTTGTCCTCATCAAAGGTCGGGTCTTTCTCCTTCTTGGCGTGTTCCTTTTTGACGTTTAACAGGCCCAGGCCCGCCGCTATTTCGTCACGCAGCCGCTTTTCGCGCTCGGCCTTTAATAGCTTGTCGCGCACGTCAATGGCTATTAGGCCGCCCTTCTCTGCAGCCTTGCGTTGGGCGTCCTCGTCCACGCCAGGTACGGCCAGGTCGGGCACTTTGTCGACGACGGCACCCAACGATTTAATGGGTTCCTTCATCGTAATAAGGCCTTCGGCCACGGTCATAAAGTCGTGTCCAAAGGCCCGCCAGGGGTCTATCTCTGGCGGCTTCGGTGGCGTCACTATGTCGGCAAACCCGCCGTGGGCCTTTACGTCGTCACGTATGGCGTTCCAAATGGCCCGCATAACCAGCCACCCAGCCTGCAACTCGGGCATCACGTCCACGGCGCGCACGACACTACCGACAATCAAGCCCAGGGTTTCAACTAGCTCGCCCCCTGCCTTAACAACGACGGTCAGGGCCGTGGCCAGGTCGCCCATAACGGGCAATAGGTCCTCGCCCACCTTCACAAAAACGGCCTGCAGTTGCAGTTTAAGGGCGTCTAGTTTGTCGCCCACCTCGTCGGCCTTGTTGGCCATGTCGTTGGTAAACGCTATGCCCAGTTCTTCGGCCTTCTTGCGTGCCCCTTCCAGGCCTTCGCCTAGCTCCAAGAAGGTCGGTATAAGGCGCGCGCCACCACGGCCAAACAGGGCCATAGTGTCGGTGGTGCGCTGGGCCGACGGTCCAATTTCGTTGAATTTCTTTAGGAACTGGTCAAACGCCGCCTCGGGGTCGCGCGTCACGTCCTCGGCGGTTAGGCCAAAGTGCGCCAGGGCGGCGGTGGCCTTGTCGCCCCCTTCCGTAGCGGCACGCTCAAACCTGACAAAAGACTGGCTCAGTTCTTCCAGGCTGCTGCCACTGGTGACTGCAGCCAGGCGCAGGGCCGACAGGTTTTCAACCGACAGGCCCGTGGTTTGTGACAGGTCGTGTAGTTGACTGCCCAGGCTAATGGCCTCGGCAACGCACGCAGCCAGGCCCGCAGCAAGTGCCGCAAGGGCGGCCACGGCGCCCAGGGTCACGGTGCCCGCCATGCCCCCAATGGCTTCGGTCAGGCCCGTTATGGCACTGGTGGTTTCGCCACCAGCACCACTTAGGCCTAATAGTTTTGTAGAGAGGGTTTGTACGTCGGGCGTAAGGCCGCCAACAGCCTTGCCCGTTTGGCCCAATTGCTGCTCCAACGATTTAAGCGCAGCCTGTGCGCCCTTGTCGTCGGCGTCAATTGTGAATAGCAGTCGTAAGGTGCCGCTGCCTGCTGGCATGTCATTTTACCGCGCCTGGTAGCCTGGGGGCACGAAGCCCTGGCCTGGTTGCACCTGCTGCGCCTGCACTTGCTGCCCCTGCACCTGCTGCCCACCCTCCGCTGCCAGTCCACCCAGCAACGTAGCAGGCTGCTCCATAAACTGCGCCAGTTGGTCACCTGGCGGCCTGCTGCCAATGGGCAAGGCCTGGAACTTGTAGGGCGTTGTGCTGCTGGCCTTGCGGGTCACGTTAAAGACAAAGGCCTCAACGTTCATCGCCTTGTATAGCATTGCATAGCAGTACTTGTCATTGTTTGGCGCACGCTGCAGGGCCACCAGCGTAACGGTAGGCTGTTTATTTAACGGGAAGGTTATGGCACCGCCAAACGACCACAGGCCCGTGGCCGCGTTAAAGGTCGCGTTGGGCAGCAACTTGTCCACTACCAGGGGGTCTACGATCTGCATAAGGTTGCCCTCAATCGTGATCGTTTCAACGCCTGGGTCAGTAAATATAGGGGCCTTTGACTCGTCGGCCTCAATGGTCACCAGGTCAAACCCGCTGGTAAATTTGTTGCCGTCGGTGGTGTAGCCGACCAACAGGCCCGCCGTGGGCGTTGGCACCTTTGTTACGGCGTCTATGGTCAGGGTTAAGGCCGTGCCTGTGGCTGGCAGGGGCACGTCAAAGTATAGCCACCCTGGGCCTATAAGTGTTTGTTCCGAGTTGCGTGCGCCTGTACTTGGCATTACATCACCCCCAATTTGGTTTCAAAGTAGCTGATTTTAACGGCAATGGCCGCCACCTGTTGGTACATCTGGTTAGCACTGCGCCGTGGCAGCAACCCGTATTCGTGCCTAATTGCTTCCAGCACGGGCGGCCCATAGCTGGTCGTGGACACGCCCTGCAAAATGTCCTGCCACGTGGCCTCGCGTATTATGCTGTCCACCGCATTAACCCGTATGAACAATTCGTCCGCCAGTTTGTCGGGGTCCGCTGCCGTTGCGCCAACCTGCACGGCCAGGCTATGCACCTCGTCAATGGCCGTATTGTCGGCGTTTGTGTTTTGGTCGGTGGTGTCGGCCAGCACCAGCACAAACGGGAAGCGTGGCTCCACGTGTATGGCGGCACCAAACAGCCTGAAGGGTTCGACAGTTTCCGGTGCCGCTGCCCAGGCCAGGGCCGCAGGCGCATCGCGTTCAATGATCCGCCGCAGGTTTCTAATAATGGGGCGTATGTACTGTGCATCAATACGTGGTGTCCACGGTGTTGGCATTACCTGGTGACCCCAAAGCCCAGGGTGGCGCAGTAGTCGGCAAACTCGCGCTCTGCCACGTCCAGCATGCGGGCCTCGGTGCTGTCGTCAATGTCAATTACAGGGCGGGCCTTTAGGTTGCGCGGTGGGTAGCCGTAGTGGTGCGCCCTGGCGTAGGGCACGCTGCTGCCCAGGGTCAGGGTTTTGGCCTCGGCCTCAAACACCGCATCGGGCGAAAACCTGTTAACCACACTGCGCTCCAAATTGCCCGTCAACCGTAGCAGGGGTTCGCCTGGGTAGTATTTGGCCTTCCACTTAGCATACTGCTCGCTAAGTGCCGCCCAGGTGCCTGCGCCGCTGGCGTCAAACCACGCCTGTTCGCGTTTGTAGTACTCGCCCGCCATTTGCGGCCATAGCCACCGCAGGTCGCTAATGCGTTTGGACAGGGCCGCCATAGCGTTGGTGGCCTGGTCAAAGGTTTGTTTGTCTATGGTCAGGGTTATGGGCATTGTGTCACGTGGAACACCCTAAGCTAATAACTGGCGTACCCTGTAATGGGCTGGCACCGCAGCCTAATGATTGCAGGGCTGCCTACCGCTGGGTCTACCGCCCTTTTTTCGTACCTGGTGCCGCCAATGTTTACTGCGCTGCACTGCTGCACCCAGGTGTCCAGGCCGCCCGTGCGCCAAATGACCAGCACCTGGTATTCGGGCACGCCCAGCGTTTCGCCCGCCGTCTCGTCTCCGCACCACCCGCTAGTCACGCTGCCCAGGGTGGTAAACGTGCCGTCAAGCTCCCGATTCTCAAACAACAACAGGTCGGGCAACCCTTTGGTGCGCCTGCGTGCGTCCAGGTTAAGCCCAGCAACCTGGGTTTGTAGGTCAGGCTGCATGGCTCGGTTGCCAGTTGCGGGCCATTTGCTGGCATTGTTCGTACACCGTTTGCATTTGGTAGTTTTGGCCCGCACTGCTGGCCGCCACCAGTGCTGCAGCCTTGGCAGCCTTCAGCCGCCAGGCCTCAAAAATGGCGCGCCCGTGGTCGTAATAGCCTTCAAACAGTCCACCCTGCACCCACGTGCAGGTGCCGTCCACAATTGTGCCCGTGCCGCTAAACTGGGGCTGCGTGGCACCACTCAGGCCCGTGGCCAGGCACAGGTAAAAGTAGCCGTTGGGCGGCCCTGGTGTAATGCGCTGGTTAACAAGGTAGACGCTATTGGCAACCCAGGGTAAGGCCGCCTGGGTTGCCAATACGCACGCTTCTAACTCGCCCGTGTCCAGCGTCGGCGGGTCACAGGCGCGGGCAAACACTGCCACCGCCTGTATGGCTATTTGCAGGGCCTTTTCTTGCTCCATCGGTTTAGATCAGGGCCGTAAGGTCGGCCTTGGCAAAAAACGCAGGCCTAAACACCACAAAGCCCACCCTGGCCTCGCAAACAATGGTCAGGATGTTCTTGATGAGGTCGTCATTCTTCAGGCCCGTAAACACGTTAATGTCCTCGCGCACCAGCAGCCTGGATTCGTTCCAGTCCGCCACATAGGCCCAGCCTGCAGGCAGGCCTGGCACGGTCACGACAGGCAGGCCCCACATTGACATAACGCCCTTGTCAGTCGGTGCGCCCCACAGGTAGGCGTAAGGCGTGCCGCCGACGGTCAAGCGCACGGTGGCCCAGTCTGCTGCTGACATTGCAATGGCCGTAGGCGTGCCGCCCACTGCCTCAATCTGCATAATGGCGTGCATTATGGTGGTGGGTATGTCGGTGGCAAACGCCACAGGCTGCACGCCGCTAATGTTGTCCAGCCCCCGTAGCTCGGGTAGCGTGCCCGTGCCCGCCAGTACCTGCTGCTGTATCTTCTGGCGCACGCCGTAGCGCAGGTTGCTGTCAATGACCGACCTAATAAACGGGGCGTCGGCCAAACACTCAGTGGTGACAGGAATCCAATGCGCCACCTTGCTAATGGGCACGACGACAGGCGCAAACGTTTTGGCACTTTCCGGCTTCGCGCCGCCTTCCAGCACCATGCCCGCCGCGTTTGTAAACACCGTCTCCTGGTAGTACGTAATAGACCCCACGGTAACCGACACGTTGGGTATCAGGTCCAACAGGCTCAGGGGCAACTGGGGCAGCATCTGAAAGAGGTCGGCGCGGTACGTCGACCCTATGACCTGACCACTTGTAATTAGCGTTTTGTAAACCAGTTCGGTGCTAACTGGGTCCTGGTCGCTAAACCTGCCGTTGCGCCCTTTGTATTCTTTGGACTCTACAAACAGGTCGCCCAGGGTCTTCAGCATGTCGCCCTGGCCCTGGCCTTGGTGCTGCCCGAACCCTGGGGGCCGCACCACCAACGCCTTTTCTTCCTTTGCCTTGTTTGCCCGTGCTGCTGACTCGGCCTGCAGCGTTTCCGCCGTGGTAATTTTGGTTTCCAACGCCTTTAGCTCGTCACTTAGGCCCGTGGCTTTGGTCAGGTCGTCGGCGGTGGGTTCCTCGACGGCCATAATCTTTTCCAGGTCCGCCTGCAAACTTTTGGCCTTGTCCACCCATTGCTGCGTCTGCATAGTTGACTCCTTTTAGGCCCGCACTAAACGGGCTATGGCTATGCGGCGCAGTGCTGCCCGCCGCTGTTCCAGTTCGGCGTCCAGGTCACGGTGGACGGCCTTCACTGCTGTTACACGGGTGGCAGGGTTAGCAGCCACCGACACTATAGACACTTCGTAAAGCTCAATTTCGGTTATGCGGCGGTGCCCCTTTGCCGCCTCCGACTTCAGCACCCTAAACCCGATGGACATTTGCTGGGCGCGCCCCCGCTTCAACTTCTCCACCAGTTTGGCCCTGGCGTTTTGGGCGTCGGGCGTCGGGTAAAACTCAGACTGCACCCACAGGCCGTGGTCGTCCTCTTTGGCCTCCAATATGGTGCCCAACTCGCTGCGCCAGTCGTGGGCGTCGCAAAGGAAGCCGCAGGCCTTGAAGTCGTCCAGGCCAGCAGTAAATGCGCCAGGCACTATAATGTCGTCGTCACGGTCAGGGTTGCCAAACACCGCCGCATAGCCCTCCAACACGCCTGGGCTTTGGTCGGCGTCGACCATCTTAAACTCGTCTGGTGCGGCCTTTGTTTCCAGGCCGTCGGGTGCGGGCAGGTACTTAATCATTTTGGTAGGCCCCGTAAACGACAACACCGCCAAACGTGCCCCCTTGCCGAAGGCCAGTTTGACGGTGCTAATCTCCGCCATGTCAGGCGCAATTGCGCAGCCTTTTATGTGCGTCGGAGCGGTAATATCACAGGCCGTTGCCTGCTGTCCAGCCGTTTGTCGTAGTACCGCGTGGTGCGCTGGCACTGTGGACACCGCGCCGT